AACCAACGTATTATACCCATACTTGATTGTTAATTCATCACCACTTTCGTCAATATTAACACCATCATATTTATATATAATGTCTTTAAACTCTCCCGTCTTAATTCTAATAGCATAATAATCCTCATGTTCAGACTCCACCACTTCATACATTTTCTTAAATTCCGATACACCATCTTCAGAAGTCAAAAATGTAGCACAATCACTCAATTTCTTTAACTCATCTATATTATCCACAATAACTCCCTACTTAATATTAAACAAATAATCATCATCTGTCATAATCGTCTTATTACTTGATATACAATATCTATTGCTTAAATAAGTTAAAAATTTCTCAGATTTCAGTATGGGTTTCCAAAATTCTATATTATTCGTAGTAGACCCCCTAAACTTTTTATCTATAATCTCACCAGTTTCTAAATCAATAAGATTATACCAACCACCAGATCTCTTTATTATACCACAATCCACCGCCATGTCAAGTAACCCAGACCATCTATCCAATCCATCCTCAAAGGAAACATTTATAGGTATCTTCGACTTCTCTTTAACATACCTAGATTTCTCTATATTAATTATAAAATTATAACCAGCCAAGTCAGAACCAACCTTTTCTTGTTGTCTACCAACAATCCATATATTATCGGAAGAATAGTATGCACCCTTACCACCAGACACCACTTGTTTTGAAAACATTTCTTGTGTGTCATACGTGTGATTAATAACAATCATTGGAATATCATTTAATGTAAGATGTGGTGTAACCATCCTAAATAATGACTTGAATTGTTTTGCCCTTGTCATATCAGCAGCACTCTTCTCTGCATGGGCATCATCTACCTCTTTTTTCGATGCTAAATTACCAACAGAATCTATCATAATAAATATTCTATCATCACGACTGATTTCCTTCACTTGTTTCATAATATCAAATTTAAGTTCCTCTAAATCTGTAACAGGAACATGCAACACTCTACTCGTATCAATCTCAAATGTATCAAAATATGATTGCGGTGTACCAAATTCGCTGTCATAAAATATACATATAGACTCTTCATACTTATCCATATAAGATTTCATACATAATAAACCAAATGCCGTCTTAAAATGTTTTGATGGTCCAGCAATCATAGTTAACCCTGAACTAAATCCACCAAAAGGACTTCCAGAAAAAGCAATATTAATAGCAGGGACTTTAGTAGTCACCACATCATTGTTATTCAAATAAATAGAATCTTGTAATACAGAAATTCTATCTTGTAAGGTAGAATTCTTCCTCATTCGTTCCATTAACCCCATATGCTTCTCTCCTTATAAAAAATCATCTAAAACATTTCTATGTTCAACATCCCAACCAATAGAATCGGTTATTGTCTTAATTGGATCTAAAAACGCTTTAGTAAATTGAATATCATAATTAATATACTTATTTAATTTAAATTCTGGCGGTAACACATCCAACATAGAAATAGTATTATTATTAATAGGATTCGGTACTATTAAATAACAAAACTTTATCTTATCTCCCGATTTAATCGTTTGATATTTACTATTCAACCCCAATTCACCAAGTAAAAAATTATAAAATAAAGCACCCTTTACATGTATTGGAGTACCTTTAGTATATACATCTCTACTACTATAATATTTGTTAATACCTTCATTAATACCACGTGGAAATGATATATCCATTATATCCATTTTTTTAAATTCCAATCTGAAATCATCAATAAAATCTATTAAATCATCATTATTTTTATTAATTATAATTCCCAAAGACTCTTTAATTTTTTCTCTACATCGTTCAGGAGTAGAACTTCTAACTGCCTCTATACCCATCATCTTCAATTTAGGTGTAGAATATCTAACACCCTCATCATCAAATACATTTAATATATATCGTTTCTTGGATGTCCATATACCAACATCTGCAATAACTTCACGTGACATAACCATCTTGTTTTCATAACAACCCATATAATTATATAAATCCAAATACGCAGATAACAACATTGGTTCAAACTTTTCTTTACATATCTTGTCAAGAATATCAACAACCTTAGATTTATCAGAAACCGGTAATCCCAATTTACTAACTAAAGGAGTAAAATTAACATATAATGAATCAGTATCAATAGCAACAACATAATCACCACCAGTTGCTCCTAAAATACTATCAATATAATCATTCATATATTTCTCTGCCCACTTAATAGACAGTTGACCAGATAAAGTAACAGCCTCCGCAATTCTCAAATCATAATATCTAAAGTAAGGATTACCCATAGCACCATATAATGCATTCATCATAATCTTAATAGCTAATTGCTGATTATGTAATGATGATATATTATTATCTAAATCGTTAACAACTTCCACTTCACGTTTCTTCTTAAGTGTAATCATATCAGATTTAATCACACGACGTTCAGAATACAACTTATCAATTACGGATGGTATCACACCAACAACATCTGTTCTATAATGTGTTCCATTCGCCGCCATAGTTGTTTCTGTCGAATCATATTGTCTATCAAACTCTTTCACACCCAAACATCCCCCAACATCAACACCACTAGTACTAGATGGTAAAATCGTCTCAGGCGACATATTATATTGTTGTAATAACATAGGATATAGACTATTTAAATCAAATGACACAACCCACTCATGTTTACCTAAAATCGGAGGTTTAACATACCCACCGGCAAATGTAGACTTAATATTTTCCTTTTTTGGTGGGGGAACCATATTGCTACCACACAATAATCTATATATATAAGTATCCCATATCAATGTAGTACCAAACACAGAATCATAATTAACACCAGCTTTATATGCCATCGTGAAACACAAAGACATTAACCGTAATTTATCATCCAACCTGTCGACAATTTCAACATCTTTTATATTATAATCAATATACAATTGAAAATCATTTAAATATAACTCATGCAAACTGGAATGTTCAGAATAATCTAATTTACGGTCACCCAGTTCAACATACGCAATATGATCTAATCTATATGACTCTCTATTTACATATGTAAACTTTTTATATAAATCTATATAATCCACCTGTTCAACACCAACAATACTATAATATTGATGTTCCTTTCCCATCTTAACAGCACTACGGTTCCGAACAATTTTCCATGGTGAAATCTTACTAACATAATATTTACCAAGTAGTTTTTCTACTCTATTAACAATATATGGAATATCAAAAAATTTAATATTCCACCCAGTTATTACATCTGGTCTATGTTTTGGTGATGACCAAAAATTTATAAAACGTTTTAAAAGATCATCCTCATCTAAACACCTAATATACTTAATATTTAAATGTTTATGTGGTGATTTATCAACATCATAATCCCTATAACCGAAAACATAATAGATATTCTCATTATCTTTAACAGTTATTGCAGTTATAGGTTGGGCACTTATTTGTGGATCTGGGAAACCACCACTAGATTCAACTTCAATATCAATATTAGATACATTAATAAACTTTTCATTATATTCTATATCATTTGGATATCTATTATAGATATATTGAGATATATAATTAGACATACCATGAATAGAAACATCAGTATCATTATATCTAGAAATAAATTCAGTAGACTCTTTCATACTACTGAATTTCATTTCCTTTAAAGGTACACCTTGAATAGACAACCAATCTTTATTAGGATTGCCAAATTTGTAATAATCTTCTGCGTCAGAATTACACTCTAAATACATAGTGGGTTCAAACTTAGTTCTCTCTGATTTGAAATTCCCATCTCTATCATACCCATTATACAATATATCATTACCTGAACGAGCAACAGTAGTATAGAAAAAATCAATACTCATAATAAAAAAACTCCAAATTATAAACTATATTTTAACAAATGCAGAACTTCCAGATTTAATAGGTTTATTCGTACTCGGTATTACTATACCAGCACCAAATATTTTATTATATTCATTCACCAAATCAACCACAGGGTCAACAACAAATGCAACAAAATCGACACTCATATTAATACAATCTTTCGCATCTGTATATGGCATAAATGGAGCCAACCCTATCCTAGCAGTGGCAGTAGTAGGATCAGA